GGGGGGGGGGGGGGGGGGGGGGGGGGGTGTAGCATTTTGCAACAGCCAGTTTGGCATGTGCGTTTTGTGCTTGTTTTATAGGCATTTCTGCGCGTGATGCGCGTTTTGTGCTTGTTTTCTAGGTCTTTTCGTTACTGCACCCTCACCGTCGTCCTCGCTTCATCGCCATAGCTCTTCTCCACCACAAGTCGCTGCACCAGCGTGTCATCAAGCCATACGATCAACGCCAGTGCATCAAGCACGCCCTTTGCAATGTTGTCGCAGTCAGGTCGTGGAAGCTTCGGCGCTGTCGCCTTCACGCCACGCTTCGTCATGTGTGACTTCGGTCGTGCGAACACAGCGTCAATGACAACGCTTACCGGCTCTGTCGTCGGCTCTGCGTCGCCCATCGCTTCTATCGCATTTTGCGATATTGCATTTCGGTAATCGTTTATCGGATGTTTCTTCGGCGTGTACGCATGAGCGAACTTGCCGCGAGTTGTGATCCGTGCTCGAGGTTGCGGCACTGGATCGCCTGCGACGCTGAACGTGATTGCCTTCATTTCCGTCGCTCACTTCCGACGTTCAGAATCTTCGTGTGCTTCATGACCTGACGCACGCCGTGTCCCGTGTAAATCTCGTCGATTGTGTAGAGATGAATCACAAGACCATCGGCAAGCGGCAATGCCTCGACGCCCGCCGGGACGGGCCGAATAGCGCCGTCCAGCGGGCCGCCAAGAAACTCCATGCGTATGAGTTCTTGAGTCATGTGCTCTTACCGATAGCGAATAACGGCGAACCACTTGCGAGCGGTCGGCGAGTACGCCACTCCTTCGTCAAGGATGACCTTGCGGCCAAAGAAACAGCAGTTGCGACGGGCCGCCTCAGGAGTCGATCCCATTCCGATCCCTTCCGTCTGGTTGCAGTGGCTGTGAACCAGAGTGCCACGTCTGGCGAGCACCAGTGCGTGATCCTGCGCCGAAGAAATGTTCACCCGCCTGGCGTGGACGATGACATCAGTCGCCATCGAAATACCGGGCGGGGTGCCCATCAAAAACGCAATCGCCAACACAATCCTTTGCATATGCTTCGCTCCTTCGTGGCCTGGACGCTCCTGCGTCCGATGACCTCACGGTATGCGAAGCGTCAAGCGATTAGCGTTCCAACTCTTTGAGCACGTTCTCAATGATTGGATGCCGCACGATGTCGCTGGCTGCGAACTCAACGACGCCAACGCCTTTGATCGCCGCAAGGCGCTGCATGACGTCAATCAGGCGTCGCTCGCTGCGTGGCAAATCGCTTTGGTCAGCGTCGCCAGTGACGATCACCTTGGAACCTTCGCCGATGCGTGTCAGGAACAACTTCAACTGGCTGAACGTGGTGTTCTGCGCCTCGTCAAGGATGATGACGCTGTTGCGAAACGTCCTGCCACGCAGATAAGCGAGGGGGGCTATTTTCACCGCCGCACCGACTCTTTCCCTGTCCTTCGTGTGACCCTTGCGACCGGCAATCCGCTCAATCGCATCGAAAAAAGGGATGAGGTACGGACCAACCTTTTCCTCGGCGCTTCCAGGCAGATAACCAAGTTGCTCAGTCGCCACGCTCGGTCTGGTGATCACGATGTGCTCGACTGTGCCGGCCAGCAGCTGCTGCACCGCGTAGCCGCTCGCCAAATGAGTTTTCCCGGTGCCAGCCGGACCGAGAATGAACGTGATGGAGTTCCGCCGGATGACGTCCAAGGCGGCTTCCTGCGTCTTCGTGCGTGGCGTATAGCCTTCGCCAGGATGTGCCACGGGGGGGGGCCGTTTTTGCCGCCGCACCTTTTTCTCTTTTCGCATGCGGCTAGGTTAGCCCAGTAAATCGAAATCCGTCCCACGAGTACCGAGGCACGCTGACGCGCTCGCCTTTGGGCTCTGGCTGCACTCGCCGTGCTCGGCACTCAGCCGCACGCTCTGCGATCTGTTCTGGCGTCGGGTCATCGTCAAAGATTTCGCGATTTGGCTTCTGGCGATTCGGCAGCTTGTGCCGCGTCTTCAAACGATGCACGTAAGACTGCGAACAGCCGAGGGCGGCGGCGATCTCTTGGTAAGAGTCGCCGCGCGCCCACAGCCGATGCAGTGTGGCCGCGCAGTATCGCACTTCGCGTCCTTGCGGCATGTCAGTCCACCGCCAGTGGCATGATCACGCCAGTGTTGTCGCCGCATCGCAGGATGACGGCAGATTGTGCGTCCACGGCTTCGACTTCGACTTCCGGCTCTGCCTCGCTGTCGATGCCGCCGAGCCACTGCTGCACGAACAGTGGGTCCAGCTTCACCGTCGCCTTGTCGCCGGCTTCCACGACGTCACAGGTAACGCTGCTTTCGCCCTTCTCGGCGCTCTGCCCGTGCAGCCAGATGCCATCGCCGGAAAACACGAACTGCACACCCTTGCTTTCCTCGCTGGTGACGATGGCAGCCGCTCGAGTAGCAGCCAGCAGATCCGCACGGCTGACCGTCGTGGCCTTGGCGTCACGATCCGGCAGCGTGTCACGCCACCGAGGGTAACGACCGTCCAGAAGACGAGCAGTGACGGTAGCGTTACCAACCGTGGCGACGATCTCGTTTTTCGTTGCCTCAAGCTGCACGCTGGCGTCACTGCACCCAGCTGCAAGACGTGCGATGATTGCCATCGCCCGTGCAGGCACAAGCGTCTGCGAGTCGTCAACCGCAAGGTCGTGCTCGCAGTTCACGCAGGAGAGCCTTCGACCGTCTGTGGCAACAAATGTGACAACCTCGCCCTTAACTTCCACAAGCACCGCACCGAGAGCGTAGCGGCTGGACTCGTCGTCCACGGCGAAAACCACGCCTTTGACCGCACGGCAGAACTGGTCAACAGGAAGCCGCGTGACGGGCTTCGCACCGTCCACGTTCCACGCCGGATACTCGCCAGCGTCCTCGGTTGGCAGCGTCCATTCGCCTCTGCCGGCCTTGATTAGGCACGACGACTCGTCAGGCGTGATCGTGATCTCGTCGCCAGTGAAACTGCCAAGGATGGCGGAAAGCCTGTCCTTCGGCAGCAGCAAGCTGATACCGGGGGGCGTGTTTTCCAACGTGACGTCGATACGAATATCTCCATCACTCCCAGACAGAACCGCGCCCGATAGGAGCACGGATTGGTAGATCGGCCTTGGCGACCGTGTTGGCACCGCTTGGCCTACGGCTGAAAGCGCCGCCTTCAATTCCGACGCCGCGAGGCTTATGCCACTCGCTTTCTTCTTTCGTTCCTTCGTCATTGTCATCCTTTGATTCCTTTCGTAGAGAACTTCCAACCAACACGCCGAGGGAAAACATTCCCGCAGCGATGATTTGTCCAACGGCCAACATGGCGAGGTTTTCGGTGGTCATGCGGTCATCCTCGCTTCCGCTGCAAGGATCGCCCTGCCGATGACTTCGACGACTTGCGGGACGACGGCGTTGCCGAGGCATCTAAGGCGGTCCACTCGGCTGGGAATCCCATGAGCCACTCGACCCACGTTGGGTTCAGTTGCCCATTCATGTCCTGTAAAGTCAGATGCCCATCCTGCACCATCTGGTGCAACTTGCTGCGACTTCCGCTGCCGCCCCACTCGTTCATCCGGCCGCCTGAGTGATGGCCCATGTGTGTCGGCGTCGGATACATCGCAGGCACTTTGCCTTGAGCATCCCTCACATCCCTGCCCGCTATGGCGCTCGCCTCCTCTAGTGTTGCCTCGCCCGCAACAAACTTCTCCCGACACATCCGCACAGTGCCTTCGCATGGCATTTGACGCGCCGTCGGCGTCGGCCACATCAACCGCATCGCCACTTGCTGAGACAATCCGATCTGCTTGAGCTTTCCCGTCTCTCGGTGGAAATACCTGTTGTTTCCCCCAAGAGTTCCCGTTGCTGAAGCCGTCAGCATCTCCACACGAATGCCAGGCTCCCGAGCCGCAGGAGTTCGCCACAATCCAGATTCGTTCTCGTCTGTGCGGCGCACCAACGGCTGAAGCCGGTATGCAATGCCATTCCGCATCAAACCCGATTTCGGCCAAGTCTCCGAGAACGGTTCCGAGCCCTCTAGCAGTGAGAGCTGGCACGTTTTCGATGACCACCCATCTGGGCCGAACTGTGCGAATGATCCGAGCAAAATCGTTCCAAAGACCGGACCTCTCGCCTGCGAGTCCTGCTCCCTTTCCAGCAACGCTGATGTCTTGGCAGGGGAAGCCACCGCAGATGAGATCGACGCTGAAATCCTGTGTGTGTGTGTGTGTGTGTGTGTGTGTTGGTGGGAAGGTTCGCACGTCGTCGTGCTTTGGCACGTCGGGCCAGTGCTTTTTGAGGACTGCTCTTGCATACGGGTCAATCTCCACTTGCCAAGCACACTTCATTCCGGCCCGCTCAAGTCCGAGCGAAAAGCCCCCAATCCCTGCGAACAGTTCGCCAAACCTCACAGCCCCACCTCCGTGCGCTCAATCACGCTTGCCAGCCTGATGCAACGGTCAAGCGTGACTTCCAGCGTCTTCGCAGCCGTCTCGAGCAGAATCCGGTCGTCGTCGCTGATGTCGTCGTCCCACGCACGCTGCATCAACGCCTGGACGACATCGAGCGGTGGCGGAAGGTAGTGCCACTCGGGTTTCATGCGTCACCGCCGATCACGCGGATGGTGCGAGCCTCGCCGTCCTGCCACGTAATCCAGCCCTTACGCCGCATGGGCCGCAAGTGGCACATGACGCCGTTGGTCGTCCACTCAAATGCGTGGCCGATCTGACGAATGGTCGGGCTGTACCCGTGGACGTCGATGTAGCCGGAAATCCAGTTGAGGACGTCCTGCTGGCGTGGCGTGAGGGGCTGGCGTTCTGTTGCTGTGGTCATGATGCACCTCCAAATCCGAATGGCGTGATGTCGCCGTTGTCGTCCACTCGTCCGAATTTCGGTCCTTCGCCGAGCAGTCGCTTCTTGGCGTAAGCGATGATCCGCAACGCTGTGCGGCTGTGCATCTTCAAAAGCTTGTCAAGCACGCGGTCGTGGATGTCTTGGTAGTCAGCCGGTGCCGCCGAATCGATGTACGCAATGAAGTCGTCAGCCAGGCGGCTGTTCTCGTCCTCGTTGACGTTGACTCCAACGCGAGGCTCTGGTGCCTTGCTGTGTGTCTTCGCCTGCCGCTTGGCGTGCGAAAGCTCACGGTACGCATCAAGCATCCACTTCAGTTGCGGCCACTGCGTGTCGCGGCTTCGCTTCACGTTGCGGATCGCGTCGTACAGCACGTCTTGGTCAAGGCTTCCAAGGTCATCGCCCCACAGACGCTTCTCCTCGTCGGTGAACGAACACGTCGGCCAGAGTTGGTTGATGCTCGTCTTGTTCTGCTCCCAAGTTCTCACAGGTTCCCTCCCGTTGGTTGCCGTACCTTCCGCCTGACGTCCTGCTTGGCGTGGTCGAACTCGCCGGCCAAAATCCGGTCCACGTATTCAAAGAATCTGGTGACAGCGACCGGATCGCCGAACCACTGGCAGCGAGGCAGACGGGCCAGCGCCTCATGTGCCCTGTCGAGCCATCCTGGAGCCGCTGCGAGGTCTACCCACGACGAGGGTGCCATTAGCGACGTCCACGGCGTCGCCCGTTCTGTGGCGTTCCAGACGGCTGCAAAGCGATCCCACTCGTCTGCCGCCCATCCCGGTTGGCGAAAGCCGTCGCCGGCGCTGTGTAGTGTGTGTGTTTCTTCTAAGAACGAATCCGAAACAGAATCCGAAACAGAAACCGAAACCCCCCTGTTTTGCTTGGTCGTTTGCTTTGGTTTTGCTTGAGTTTTGCTACCCCCTTTGCTTCCGCTTTGCTTGCGGGCGGCGCTGAGTTCAGCCAGCCTAGAAATGCGTCGGCTGTACAAAACACCGCGAGAATCGCGGGAAAGAACGCCACTTCGCTCAAGTTCAGCCAAAGCGGACAGCTTTTGTTCCCGAGATCCGCCAGCGACGGCGTCAGCAATCTGCTCGTTTGTACGAGGCGTGCCGTCTGGGTTGCTTGCGTATCCCTGCTCGTTTGCTTCAAACAAGATGCAAAGCAAATCGACAAGCAAACCTCGAGCAAAAAGCGAGCAAAATCTTAGCTCTGGGTCTTTCATCCAATCGCCAGTGAAGAACCAGAATCCCGGTGACTTAGCCATTTTGGATTCCTTTCCATTCCCTTTCGCCCCTGCCGCTCGCACTCTTAACCGTCCTGCCCGTCTCCACGATCCTGCCAGCCCTTGCAAGTTCTCCGAGTCGCTTATTGACTTGATGCCCGAGCAGCCCGCATCGAGCAGCGATGCCGCTTGCCCCAGCCGGCCCGTGCGAAAGCGCCTCAAGGATCGCCGCGTGGTGCTCGCCCTGGAACGTCTTGATGCTGGCGGCTGCGGCCTTGCTCGTCACCGGATCGGTGCGGCGAAATAGCGGCAGCGTGTCCTCAATGTCGGGCGTGATGTAGTGGGGGCGGGTCATGCTCAACGCCTCCTTGCCTTAATCCAGAACACGCCCGAGTAATCACGCGGAGGCTCTGTCTTTTCTTCCTGCTTGCGTCGCCACGCAGATCTTTTTGCACCGGCGTCAATGCCAGACTTGCTCTTCCACGGCTTTCGTTCTTTGTAAAACCGCTGTAGCCACGTTTGCTTCGCGTCTTTACGTCGCGCCATCTCAAACATCAACGTATTCGCGCGAGCCATTGAGCCCTTATCGCCGTCGTCTTGGATCTCAATGGCTTCGTGACACTTGTGGCATAACGGAGCCAAGTGCAGTCGATGTACGCCAAGCAGCGTTGCCGAGTCGTAGCGGACGTGATGCACAACCTGCGCTTTGTGTTCGCAGCAAATGCACTCGCTGTACTCTGCAAACACTTCGCCACGAATCTGTGACCACTCATCCGACTTGAGGTACTGCTTGTAGGATCGAAAGCCAAAGCTGCGCAGCAACTCGTCCCGCGTGGCGTACCTCAAAGCGTGTTTTTCTTGCATGCCAACCTCCTTGTATTGGCGGCGTTTCGTGCCGCTGACGGTGGAGATACCTGTCGGAGAACCGGCCTCCACTGCACTGATACAACGCCTCTTGAGTGCTCAACTGGCGGCCAATGCGGCTCCGATGCGTAGCCGCTACGGCAATGGCGTGCCGGTCGCAAATTCACCATTCGCCGCCGTATTTGCTGCGCATCCGGTCAATGTATTCGTCCTCACGACCGCGCTTGTAGGCGAGGCTCGCGTTCATCCTTCCAGGCTTAATCACAAGCGGTGGAATCATTGGGTCGTCCAGCACCTTTCCGAGATCCGTCTCCACCGTGAGCGGCTCGGCCTGGTCTTCGCGTGCAAGCCGCGCCCTCATTTCCTCGACGGTCTCAAAGTCCTTGCGAAACGTGCTCATGCGGGCACCTCGCTTCCAATCAGCATCTCCGCCTTTGTGACCAGCAGGCCCACGATCTCGTCGTGCTCGGCCTGGGTGAACGTGCCGTCAGCAAGCCGCTCTGTCGTCGTCTTTCGCAGCGCATCGCACCTCTCAAGCGTTGCGGCACGACTTACGGCGAGCCTTGCCTTCTCAACGGCTGAGAACTCCTGCGGCTCGGAAGGCGAAGCCTTCAGCTTGATGACGCCACCAGCGGGCCGGTCGTCAAACTTGGGACGCACCACGACGGGTTCTGACGCCACAACAGGCTGCGGGTAGTCTTGGGCTTCCTCTGCGGTCACAAGCCCCTTGAGAACGTCAGGGAAGGCGTCACGCAGGGCAAAGCCCCTCGCCCGCATCTGGAGCATGCGGCGTGGATACTGGCTCCACGGGCCGCTCTTGCCCCACAGACTCGCCTTCTTGGCATCTGCAACCGAGAACTTGACCACGGTCGGCTGCGGGTAGCCTCGACGCTTCGCCGTGCATGTGGCGACCATCTGCTCACCGTCTCCGTCAATGCTCTCGGTGACGTACTCACAGACGTTGCTGGCCTTGCAGACAGCCAGGGCGGCGTCACCGTAGACGCTGGGCCTGCCGTTCACGACGGCGATGCTCTGCAACGACTGAAGCGGGGCCAGCCCGATCTCTGCACCGCACTGGATCGCCAGCATGCAACTGGCTGGCTTGCCCCGAAAATCCTTGGGGGCAAAGTCCGAATTGGCTACCGTCTCGCTGAACTTCATGGCGTCCGTGACCGACTGCAACGCAAGCCCTCGCGGCTGCGTGTGCGTGCTGATTTCCGTGCTCATCCTTCGTGTCCTTTCGTGTGAAAAATGCCCGCTCTGCGTCCTGCTCGGCGGGTGGTTGGTGCGTCCTTGCTGCTGGCGACTCCGTCGCCACTCCTTTCCGCTCGCTGCGTCCTGCTGGCGAGCGTTCCTGTGCGTCTAGTGCGTGATGTCCTGCGTGCTGACCGATAGCCAAGCACCGTCAACGTCCACAACCATGCGGTCGCCTTCGACTGCCTGTACGTGACCGCTCCAACGTCGCTCTGCGGTCAAGCCCGAGACAAAATCGCCAACGGCGACTACTTGCTTTCGTCCGTATGTTTCAGCCATTCCTGCGATTGCTCCTGCGTACTCAGCGTGATGTGCGTCCATGTCGGTCATCTCCTTCGTGTTGAGGGCAAAGATATACGGCTGTTCAGGTGAGTCAACTGGCTGGTGAACAAAATGCGGGGACTAGAAACCGTGTGCAGTAGTGGCTGCGTTGTTCTGATAGCGGTAGGTAGGCTAATAACTATCGGTAGTTCGTCAAGAGAGAAATCGGGAGAGCGTTGAAACCACAAAGTCAATGCTGTGAGCGACCGACTGAGCGAGATCCGAATCAGTGCCGAGCTGCTGCCCGAGGCGGATGAAGACCAACGCTTGAATGAGTCGGTCTATGTGGCGTCGCATCGCGTGGCCCTCCGTGGCCGGAAGAATCCTTGAGCCCGCTGGCGAGATTGCCAGCGGGCGTGGTGGCTGTGGATCGCTACAGCGCAAACCGATTGAGCAGGCTGTCACAACAACGGTCAATGTCGGACTGAACATCGTGCAGGGTTTCGTAAGCGTCCGGCAGTCCTTCTTCGCCGCCAACGTCGTCCATCAAGCCATCAAGAGTGCTTGAGAGTTTTTGCAACGCGAACCGTATTGATTCGGCGCGGCGGGACATTTCTTGCCTGTTGATGCCGGTCGTGTTGCCCTTGGTCTTCATCGTTTCGTCTCCGGTTCGTCATCCGCGAGTCTCATTCGCTCGCATGCCCACAGTATAGCTATCGGTAGTTAGGCTGCAAGTGCGTTAGAAAAGATTTTTGCAGGTGCTTTTTTCCCGAGAGAAACGCTACTTCTTGCGCCGAACTGCTTTCTTGGGCTTTTGCCTAGATGCAGCAGGCCGCTTGGCGAGGTGCTTTTTCCCCTTCGCCCTAGTCGTGAGGTTGTCACGCATTTCAGACGCACTCTCTCGGGTAACGAGCCAGAGCCGCTGCCCGATTTGCTTGCCGCGAAGTTTCTTGGTTCGCAGCAGAATCCGCACCCAGCCATCGGTGCAGCCCATGTAGTCAACGGCCTCCGCAATCGTGAGGTACTCGATGCCGTCGATGTTGTGAGACATGCTGACCATTCCTCAGATACTACCACCAACCGATAGTTGGTCAAACTAACGCAAGATTTCCAGTCCTCACCGATTCCCGTCCCGCTCGTTGCCCGGCCCGCCCGGCAGCTTTAGGATGGCTACCGGGCGGATGTTTAGCGGAGAGGGCGGGACTACCCCCCTTGTACACCTGTACACCGCTGTATACTATGCCCTTCTACACGAGAAGGACGACAACAATGACGCTGAGAGATGTGCTGAACCGATACGCGATTCTTCAAAACCTGACTGACAGAACGGTGGTGCTCTACGGGCACACGCTTGACCGCTTTGCCGAGTTCCTCAAGCACGAGCCGACGATTGACGACATCGACGACTTGGTCGTCGCCGGATTCCTCCGCTGGCGTGCAGCCACTCCACGGAAGCGTGGCAAGCCCTCTGCCGCCTCGGTAGCCAAGGACAAGTCCCAACTGACAGCTTTGGCTAACTGGGCCGGTAAGAAGCGTCTGAAGCGTTCAGACGGCACAGACGTTGAGTTCCTATCCCTGCCACGGATGCGGAAGATTCGCCACGCTCCGCAGGCGTACACAGTCGATGAGGTCTCGCGGCTCATCCGGCTGGCGAAGCAGCGGATAGGGCACATTGACGGCAAGCCAGCCGCTTGGTGGTGGAGCACGATTATTTACGCTGCTTGGTGCAGCGGCGAACGTATTTCTCCACTGCTTGAGATTCGTTGGCAGGATGTTGACCTAGACGGGCAGACGCTCCTGTTTAGAGCCGAGACGCGAAAGGGACGCTGCACCGACATCCAGCGAGCCATCACGCCAGACTTGGCTGACATGATGCGGATGCAGGCAGGCCCGCCCGAGGCTCTGGTGTGGCGTTGGGATCGAGCGTACCACTCGCTTTGGCCCAGCCTGAGGCTGCTGTGCCGGCGGGCTGGTGTGCGTGGCACGGGCTTTCACAGGCTGCGGAAGTCGTCGGCCAGCTACGTGGCACTTGGCGGCGGTGACGCTACAGAGCACCTCGGGCACGCATCGCCGGAAATGACGCGGCAGCACTACCTAGACCCGAGAATCACGCAGGCGAAAAGGGCGCTGGACTACCTGCCGAAGCTGGATTTGGACGCAAGGAACGAAGACCCAAATCCTTGACCAACTCTGTCAATGTGACGAAACGTCTGCCCCTAAAGCATTTGAGCCGACATTCCCTAACATTTGACGCTTGCGCCACAATCGGGCGTTCCACATTCGCGAAACACGAAAATGCACGCCATCCTCCGCTTCCGATTGCCAGACGAACAGGCCGAGTTCGACGCTGCCATGCAGGGGCGCGACGCCAAGTCGGCGATCTGGGCGGTCGATCAGCACTGCCGCAGCATCCTCAAGCACGGCGAACCAAGCGAGGAGACGCGACGGCACCTCGAGGGGATTCGCGAGATGCTCAGAGAAAGGCCGGGGCTGCTAGATGACTGACCGCGACACGTTCGCCGCTGCGGCGTTGACGGGGCTGCTGGCGGACCAATCGCTTGGCGACCTCGGAGACACCACTCTCGCTACACGGGCGTATGAGTTGGCTTCCGCCATGATCGAGGAGCGAGTGAAGTGGAACCGGGCACCCACGCTCACCGACGAAAATCGGACGGCGATTGAGATCGTCGCAGATTGGGCAGACGACCACTTAGGCAAAGACGATCCCGGCGTTGTCGCGCTCCGCAAGCTGATGGAGCGACTGCACACCTAGTCGCACGAACCGTCATGTTACGTGTAGCGACACTTGCCCCAAACGTGTTGCAAAAACCACAAAATGTGTACGTTTGCCGATACGATCAGTCAAAGATGTGCAGCTTCGCCGCCTGCCGTCTCGCCATCGCTTCCACCCTGGCTGGCTTGCCCGGTTCAGAAGGCAGCTTTTCCGGTGGCGTCATGAATATTTCTATGTCCTCGGCCAGCTGCGACGCTCGATATTCCACCTCGCGGACAGTGTCGAGGACGAGCGTATGGTCTCCCGCCCTGGCTCTGTCTGACAACTCGCCCTGCCCTCCCTTGCTGGGATCGTAAAGCAACTCGATGCACCAAGTGACCCGAGCACCGATCCTCGCCAGCTTCGTCAGGAACTTCCGCATGGGTGGCGTCAACCTCTCGGGCATGCGGCGTCGCTTGCCTTTTGCTGGCGGCAAATCATCGTCGGTCATGAATGAACGCTGTACCTCGCCCATGCGGTGAGTGTTGCACAGACGTCAAGTTCGTCGGGCTTCCTTGCATGCCTGACGCATCCACGTACGGTTCGCCATTGACTCAAACCAGAGGCGAGCAAACACCTCGACAGCCTGGTGCCCGACGTCAGCGTAGAGCGTTCGCAGTTCCGGCGACGATCCCCACATGGCTTCGACGTCCTCGCCAACCTTGGCGATGAGCACCTTGGCGTCCATCACGGCAAGCATCTGCGATTCTGGCTGAGTCCTCGCCAGCTTCGTCCAATGCTCTGCGTTCCAGCAGCGGCAGATGGCGTCTACGAACTCATCGAACGCCCTGCCAGCCTTGACGGCTTGAGGTCCGATCTCTGCTCGCAGCCGGCCACGCAAGTGCGCCAGCATCCCAGCCGGCGCGTCGCCCACCGTCACCTCCCGCCCGCAGGCAGAGCAGATGAAACAGGCGTGAGCGACGCGCCGGGCGGGGTTTTGCACTTGCAGGACGATGGGCACGGGCAAGCAGTCCGGTGCCCGTCGCCGTGGGTGATGTATCCCTTGCCGCCGCACTCGGTACAGCAGCTGGGCCTAGGAGGCTCTGGCAAGGGCTCTGGCGCCTTCTCAGTCGCCGTGGTGGCATACGCTGCCGAGACCGCCGCCGAGGCTCTAGGTGCCTCACGGTCGATCTGGGCAGGGTCAGCGGACAGGGCCGCAAGCACCGAGAGGATGTACTGCCACATGATTACCACCCTTGCCCGTGGTTGAGGACTCGGTTCCCATCGGCGTCTACGCGAGCGTGGACGACGTACGCCTGCTCGGATGGCGGCTGCTCGGCGAACATCATTGCCCAGAGTCCGAGGCGGGCGAGCCGCTGGATAAGCCGCAGGACGGGACGCTGCGGTTCTGGCTTAACCGGGCTGTAGTCGCTGGTGGCGGCCCACCAAGTCAGAGCCACGGCGACCAGGCCGACGACCAGAGCGGATTGGATTTCTCGTCGTGTCATCGGTCAACGCTCCAGATCGAGTAGAAAAACATCACAACGCAGGCACCGATCACGCTGCCGATGAGCCCGGCGGGAGCGTCCCCGAACGGCAGACCACCAGCGAGAGAGCCGATGATGCCGAGTCCGATGGTGGGCACCCAGCCTTGAGGGCAGCGACCGGGCATCAACCACTTGGCGATGCCGCCGACGACGGCACCGAATGCAATCCACAGAAGCAGTCCCATGCGTGTCTCCTAGTTTGGTGAAGGCGAGAGCCAATTTCCGTGGTGAATGTCTCGGTATTTGAAGCCCGCCGTGTCGCCTATGGCCCATGCGTCTTCAAGCATCCCTTCAATGACGCTGCGGCGTGCCCAGAACGATCCGTCAGGCTGGTCGCTCGGGAACTTGCTTTCTTTCGGTCCGCACCAATTCGGTCCCCAGCTATTGAGCACGAGGCACAAGTCATCCGGTGCCCCGTTCTTTTTGTGGCGGATTCCTATGGCACACATCTGATGTTGCCATGTCCCAGAAGCCTCGCAGATGCCCTCCTTACTGCGTGTCGAAGTGAAGCCCTGCGAGCTCGCCAGCGTCACGGGATATCCTGACTCCAACGCTGCCGCAAGTTCAGCCCAAGAGCGAACGGCGACCACATGCCGCAGCGGATGCTTCTTTGCCTCGGCATCCAATCGGCCCGCGTCACCCTGACCACCGCAGCCGTAGGCTCCCCACTGGCGGGCACGCTCGCCCGAATACTCAGTGAGATCCGCAGACGGATACTTCTGGCGATAGACGACTCCAAACTCACGCAGGAACTTGGCAGCACCGAAGCCGGTCGCACCGTCTGAAAATCCGCCGTAGGGCTGGGCACCGTCGCCAGGCTTATTGCGGGCTTCTACCCTGGCTCCACCGTACAACGCTTCTGTTGCTGGCATCAGTGGCGGCTCAGGCAGTTTGCCAAGCGACCACGACACAGCCTCCGAGACGGCGACAGCGTGCATCGCGCCCCAGCTGACGCAATCACCGATGAGTTGCCTGCCGACGACGAACGGCTTGCCGTAGCGTGCTCGATGTGCGGCATCCAGTTGGCGATACAAAAAGACGTCAATGCCTTTGGCCTGCTCCATTGCCTCGGCACCAGCCTGAAAGAAATACTTCTCGTCACCGAGGGTAGCAAGAAACTGTCGCGTCCCGACAGGATCGGGCACGTATCCGAACTGCCCATCAATCCGTGCGGCGACTCTCTTGGTGGCACGCTCAACGAGCACGCCGAGGATCGCCATCACAATGACGAACGTGACAGCACCGACAGACCAACGGTTAGCGCGTGACATCGGCAGCAGCCCTCGACAGGTCACGTAGTGCAGCCACCCAAGCCGCCCGGCTCTCGGGCGTCACTGGACCGCCAGACGAACCAACAGAATCGTCTAGAAACTTGTGTACGGCGTCTCGCACTTGCGGCTGGCGAGCACCTATGCTCTCGCCCTTGCAACGCATCTCTCGGGCGGCAATCCGCAGGTCGTCGAACGCAACGCCGGTCTTGAGTCGCTGGTCGTGCTTGCCGTCGTACTCGATGCACTCAGCGAGCTCGCCGCACAGAGCCGACATCGTCGCAGCATCCTCGGCAGCGGTCGGGCCGATGAACTTGCCTCTCAGGCTGAACGCATCAGGCGGCACTGGAACGGGCTGCGGCGTCGGGCTACTCGAGCGGCCGGGCATGAACGCAATCGCAGCAGCCACGACCAGGGCGAGTGCGGCGACGTGCTTGCCGTCAATCGTCGGCATCTTTGCCGTAGCGATGAACGCCTTCGCCTTCTCGGTGATCTGTTGACCGGCAAGGACATAGACGGCGAAAGCCACAAGTAACGCTGTGATCACGTTGACGACCTCACCATAGGGATCATGGATTCCACGGCACCGCTCGCTAGAGCGAGCACAAACGCACGAAGTGCTGGGCGAAGAATTGCCCACGCTGGATATGCCATCAGCGGCACGCAGCTGCCCGCCGTCGTGTCGAAGAGTGCAGCGACGGCAGCAATGGCAATAGCCTTCTTCTCTGGACCGGAAAGCGTCTTGACTCGGTCAAGCGTCTCCACGGCGAGACGCAGCAGAGAGACCATCAACCGTCCGAACTCTTGCCACGTCAGACCGTCAGCCGCCGTGCGCCGGGCGTCCGACAGGAACGACATGACTTGTGCGTCGAGCCCGGCGACGGCGGATGGATGGTCTGCTGCCATCCCGTCAGACTAGGCGGGGCGGGCGGCAAACTAGACCGGCTCTGCCGACTCGCACTCGGCGAGGCAGGCTGCGTAGCCAGCAAGATCGATTGGCCCGTCTGCCGTCTTGTTTGGCCCGAGGAATCGTGCCACCTTGTCGAACGTCATGAATATTGCCCAATCGCTTTCAGTCAGCGGACGCTTCAGCACGTCGGCGAAAGCGGCGTTGATCATCCCGATGGTGCGACGGAAGTGGTGCTTCGGCCCGCCGTACTTCGGTCGTCGGTCACGCACGACGTCAATGGCATCCATCAGCAATCTCTCGGCAGGACTGACGTCGTCGTGATCCTTGGCAAGGATGCTGTCACCCGTCCAGCGGATGTCGTCCGGTGCTGCGTCCATTTCCTTCTGTCCTTGCAGAATCCAATCAACCGGGATCTGCTCATCGGGCTCGGCTCGCTCGGCGTGGTACTTCTCGGCGCTGGCTTGTGCTGCCACACGCCACCGCTCGGGTGCGTCGTCCGCCGGCTGGCACTTGCCACCGTCGCAGCAGCCACCGGCTAGGCGGGTCTCTACGGCTGCTCGGAGTTGTGCGTTGGTGTCCTGCAAATCCGTAATAAATCCTTGCATCTTTTTCCTTCCAATTAGAAGTCGTGCCACGTCTGCGGCGAGTGATGTCGTCACTCAAGTCGTAGCCCATGCGTCAACTAGTCAGCACTCCTGCAACGTGCATTGAGGAAAGCCCGCCAGCAGGGTCGTACAGAAAGGTCTCCATTGCTTGCCGAGAGCCGATGAATCCGTTGACGCTGTGCCAATCGTCTGGCGGGCAAAGTGCCGGCGCCGTCCTGACGATGACGCCGTCAAGCGTCTCAATTGGTCGCTGCCATTCAGCAGCCTGCGAGTGAAAGTGCCCTGTGTGCCACTCGCGGTATGGGCACTCGCTCCACTGGCGTGACGCTTCCAACGCCATGATCTGCGGCAGCTTCTTCTTTGCTCGATGTCCGTGAACAAAGCCCAACAGATTCCGCCCGTGCGTCAGGTACTGCCGCCCTGTGAAATCTGCCTTGACAGACACAGACTTAGACCCGCGAAAGCGCTCCTGCATGATTCGCTGGAACGTCCACGACAGCACCTCGTCGTGGTTGCCATTAACGATCACCACGTCAGTAGGCACCGTCTCGGCGGACTGCCGCACAAGAGACAAAAGCGTGTCGCATCCGACTGCAATCATCTTCTGAAGCCGCCCGTCACGCTCCAGCGGTGTACCACTTGTGGTACTTCCGTCCGGTCGGTCGTAATGGAAGAGGTCGCCAACGAAGGCAATCGTGCGTCTCGCTGGCTTGTGCGTGTCGCCGGTAGCCAGCAGCTGCGTGCCAGTGTCGCCCACCAGGCTGGCGGCGATGTCAAGGTCGTAGTCATCGCCGCCGGTCGTCTTGCCCCATGCGTATTTCCCGAAGTGCGGATCGGCAACAACTACAACTTGCCACGGTGCGTCACGTTTTGGTGCTTTGACAGACTTGGTCAAAGGCTTTCGGATGTCCTTGCGGGCGGCGTCAATCATCGCCTGCACCACCTCGCGTGTCGTCGGCCCACCCTTTGGCTTGAGCCTGACGAACACACGGTGCAGTTCAATCGATGAACCGTCGCCGTCGCCGCATTCCCACTTCGTCGCCTCGCTCGCTGCAATCTCAAAGCGGCTCATGTCCGCCTCAATGTGCCGCAGCAAGTCCTCGACTGTCTTGATTCGCTTGGACGTTGAGCGTGCCTCAAGCACGTCGCCAGACCGCGACTGCGTCACCTGTTCAGCGTCAGGGTTGGCGGCAGCAGCCTTTGACACCTGATCCTTGGCAACATCTCGAGCGACATCGTCTCTCAAGCTTTTTCGAGCCATGCAATTACTCCCTGCATGCCAACGTCAGAGATGCCACGGACACGCATATTCTCGGCTAGTGCTCTTGCCACGGTCTTCTTGCGGCTGCCGAGTTCGCCAGCCGTCCACTCTGCTTTGATGGCGTCCAGTTCTGCACGGTGCTCGTGTGCCAGCCGCTCGTACCAAGTCGCAGGCCCGTGCCGGGCGTCACTTACTGCCTTTCGCACGTCCTCGAGCAGGCCGCCGCTTCGACTTTTCGTCTTCACGCTTGGGCTCCTTCCCTTCAAGGTGTATCCACCCGTCGTCGTCGGGGATGCCGCCGCCGGCGTGCTCATCGTCGTCGTCGAGGTCGGGCGGCAGGATCACCGCTGCTGGCTTTGCTGATGGCTTGGTGCGTCCCATGCCACTAGGGTGGCAGGCGTGTCAAGCGGATGGCGAGGCGAGATCAAACCCACGAAGCGGAATACGAAGTGATCCCATGCCTCGCCTTGTTGCCTCGATCAATTGACGGCAACCACTGGTACAACTCGCCTGTGTCGGAGGAAATCTTGAATTCGCTCAGGTTCAACTGAGGGTCGCCGATTGCGCGATAGATTTTGATGACTTTTGTTGGCGTTTTCTTGGTCGTAAAAAATGTGACAGTGCATGGAACCGAATATTTGCGGGTATGCGGAGTTTTCCTGAGCCCTTCGTAATTTCTCCATAACTCTCCTTCGACCAGCACTTCGGTAGGCTCACCAAACGAGACATCAGCTGCGTACACGTCAACCTCTGTCACGTCGCATACGTTGCCAAGCAAACCAATCCGCAGCATCGGATCGTCTGCGGTCGCGACTCCGTTTTCACTTGAACCATAAACGGATGTGCCGCTGCGGCCAAACCAATGCTGGAGATTCCATTCAGGGTAAGGCGCTGGGACTGTTTCGCCAGTTGCACGCAGAGGCGACGTGGCGTTGTAACTCGCTGAGTTGTGAACAAATTGAGCGCGAGCCTCAAGTGATCGCAGTTCCGAGTACATCGTCACCTGCACTGACTCACTGAAGTTCGCACACTTCGTCCACAAATCGACAACGTCCTGCTTAAACTTGGCCTTTGCCTCCGTCCAACGCTGCGTGAATGGCTTGCCTTTTATATCTGGCCCAGGAGGTATTCCTTTGAGATCAGCATCGCTTTGCTTGGTAGCCTCATGCTCATCGACAAAGTGATACCGCGTGAAGTCTTCGCCGATCCTAAAACCTAGAACGACTTCGTCAGTAACAAAACTTCTGATTGCGTTTCTGTTGTTAAACGGCTTGTATGGCCTGACAACACCATCTGAACCAAATTCTGTGCTGTCAATGTCTGAAAGTGACCACAATATGTTCCAGTCGTACACAAGCGGGTCGGCTACGTACAGCTTTTGATTCCACTCGGGCCACAACACGTCACTTGTGTAAAGCGAAAATGTGGTGGTGTAAGTTTGCGGGTCAGCCCCTGTAGTTGCTGCTGGCGTTCTTGCATTTGACGTGATAACTCCACTCCACTGGGAAGGAGTTGGCGTTCCGTCTGACGTTTGTTGCTTTAGCTGTACGCTCAGATCACCGAAATGACCGAGCTTTTTACCACTAAACGAAGTGACTTCTGTGTCGCCTAAATACCAGTTGTATTTTGACCTGCCGTACTCATCAAACATTGAGTCAAAGTTGGCTGGCAATGATGGCAAGCCAGCAACTTGTCTGCCTAGAGGAACAGCGTCCGGCCATCGAGGAACAGTGCCTTGTTGGTTCCGCAACGTCTCCCTCAATGCAGCAACGGCAGCGACCGTTTTGTTTTCGGAAAGTGCTTTCTCAGCCGCGTCATGCGTCAGCGATACAGTCATTAACGCATTGATTCCGTTGTTGCACGCAGTAGAACCAATTGGCAAGGCTATGTCCGTCTTTGGCTGCGCTGCAGGCCAATACGAAACCTCTGCGGCTTTCCATTGCGCCGCAAAAGTCATCGCTGTAAAAAAGCAATATTGCTCATGCGCCGCAAGCGATGCTGATCTAGATGCTTGCGTGCTGGTTGCTACCCTAGCGCGTATGTCGTGAACTTCTCTGCCTTCAAACGGTATGGCAGTCAAACTAGGAAGCAGAATATCTACAGGCGGGCCAGATCGAGAGTCTGAGTCAAGCAAAAGGGTTTTTGATGATTGCGTGACTTCAATTTCAAATCTCAGAGGATGCCTGTCAAGGCAATCTACCGGCTGACGATACCGATCATCCGCGTACTCATTTGTATTGATGGCTATGGGACTGAAAAACACTCGTGGTATGAACCCGTTCCACATATCTCTGTATGGTCCGTAGTAGTCTCCATAGCCTTGATACAAACCAACGTCATTCACTGGCTTTGATCCAACGCACGCAAAAGCGGAGTCGCGATCCATGCCAAGCGTCAAATATCGATTAGCGCAATCAACTTGGCATTGCGTCTCTTGCACATTAAGCGATCCGCCAGTAATTCTGCCAAACTCAAAAGTGTGTAGGGCTTGATGGTAGATTCTTCCTCGAGTTAGCCCTGTTTTGAGGGGCGAAGGATTGCTCCCCAAGTATTGCATTGATGCGCGATGGTTATAGAGACTTGAATCGTCTGAGTACGACATGATCGCAGACGGCTTGCCTCGCACGAAGAATGAATGCGAATCAACGCCTTGAGAAAACAACCCCAGCTGGCTAGTCCTGTCTTCGCTGAAATAGCTTGGGATGCTGTCAGATATTGCTTTTACGAGGAATGGAACAACTAAAGTTTTCATTCGCAAGAAAATGCCGTCTAACCTCTGCGTTGGGTTATCCTTGTTGTAGAAAAACGCCTTTACCGTCACGACGCCGTCGGCTGCCTCATCAACCGCGCGCGTTTGTGGGGCTTGCACTTCGGTTGCTCTTCGCGCAATTACCAGCGTCGTCAGGCAGTTTGCGTTGCACGGGCAGTAAGCATCTGGATCACGAGGCTGAGCGTCGCTTGTGAACGTGTAGCCGCCATACCCTTTCCGGAAAACAACGCTTGCAGATGTTGGCCCGCCATCCCAACCAACGCTCCACAGGTCACTCTTGTATCTGCTGCTATCAGGAGGTTGAAAGGACGGATGCGACAGCCACCAAGGCTGAATGTCGGCGCTAATCGGCGATTCCCAAGAGGCACGTTCCGTGTCCTGCGTTCCAATTGGCCGCAAGATCGGCAGTCGATAGAACGATTGCTGGCACGTCATACGATCACAATAGCCCAGACGATAGGCGCGTTCGTTGAGTCCGTGAACGTCGTTGCATTGCCTGCATACGACACAACCTTGACACTTGACTCGCACGCGCATGGATGCGAATCAAGGATGCCAAAATGTTGCTGTACGCCAGCCTCAGAGATTCGTCGGATAGGGCGGACTGCAAACTTATGCGAGCCGTCAAACTTCCTCACCCTGACAACAGCCAGACCTGAAATCACAACAGGCACGCACACAAGAGACAACGCATCGGCGGAGCTTCCATCGATGGTTATTCCAAGCGTGTCGTTAGCGCTTGAGTCATAGCTGCCGATGTATGTCAGCCCACCACGCAAATACTCAACTGCAAGAATACCTGAGTAGGAGGTTCCTGTGGTCTGACCCTTAATTTCGCTTTGCGAGCCATTGATTGACACGGCCATCCCAGGCGGCATTCCGTTTGTGAAGTTGTATGGAATCTGCACCTGGACAGTCGCAACAAGCCTGTTTGAGAATGGCTGCGCGGCACCAGCCGTCACGCCCGCATGTGCCCCAAGCACAAGGTCAGCTGCGTCCTGCGCCCGATTCCACGCCCTTGCCGAGATAGCACCGCGCAGCGGCTGGCCCTGTTCGATGCGTCCGTCTGGGCGTGGCATCAGCCTGTTCCTATTCCAAGCTCGGAGAAATCGCCGTCCATGTAGACCTTATCCACATAAACCGCCTTTGGCTTCTTGATGAGATCAGTTCCAGAGACTGAGTCCTCGTATCTCACCCACAAATACTCGTGCCCTTTTTTGTCGATTCCAGAAATGTTGCCGATCGTCTTGTTGGTCACGTTCTGCGATGCCGCAAATCGATACGTCAGCGACCACGGGCCTTTGCCTTTCTGGTCGTCCCATTCTTGATTGCCAGAGCAGCCGAGAAAGAGAACCTCGCCAGCAGCAAAGCCACGGAAGGCAGCGTTGTTGACAGTGCCAGTAATTCCGGCAAGACCACGTATGTATGTACTCGTCACGTACTTGTTGGGAACGTCGTACTGCTCTTGCCATTGAAGCTGTGGCGCCACAATATCGACGCCGTTGACTCCATTTGAATCAACACCGATTGCACCGCTCATCACCGGCGCACTAGGAGGAAATCGCCGCTCTGGGCTTGATGTAGTGACAGTGTTCCCCTTGACGCTGAATAGGTCGCCTTGAGCAGCCTGCGTGATGTGCTGAGTCCCGCCGGTCGTGTCAAACGACCTCGAGCGCTTCAGCGGTTCAGTCTCTTCCGTCTCGGCACCGGTCTTCTCATACTGAATCGTGACTTGCCACGCATTGTCGCCGAGGAACGAGACAGAGTAGGACTCTGCCATCAGCTGCATGCCGGTGGAACCAGGGTACTGCCAGTATCTTCCGTTGTTGCTGATTTCGGCGTTGACGGCGTTGTGCAGCACCGTGTCGTCGGCAGTGCCGAAAATCTTGTATGACTTCACGTACGACGACGTCGCCTTCTTGCCACGACGCACAATCGTGGCTTGACGCGAGTCGCCGTCTTCTACCCAAACAAGGTCTGCCATTACGCTGCCACCCTTCCGTCGCCGGAGAGATTGCGTGTGTTCTTAGCAGTCTCCTCCGCGGCCTTCGCCGTGCGTTCAGCGAGCGACGATCCGAAACCCATGCCGCCGAGGTTGACGCTGGAGAAGGTGCCAGCGACTTCGGCCTTGCTGGTGGCAGATTGATCGCCTGCCCCCTTTGCTCCGCCAGTCGCCGTTGCGGTGAGACCCTCCGCAGCCTTATCCAGAGCGTCAGACAGCATCGTTTCCTGCTCGCTCGTAAGCCTCCCGAGGTCACGCATTGTCGTGAACTGATCACCTAGACCGCCGACGCCAGCCAGCTGGTCAACTGACGTGGCGCCCTTGATGGACGCCAAGAGATCGTCTGCTTGCGAGTTCTTGGCTCGAGTCGCAGACTTGCCGCTAACCATTGACGACAGCGCTCTTTCAGCTGCGACAGTGGCAGCACGACGGTCAGCGGCTCGCTGGCCGTTTGCCGCCTCACGGCCAGCGGCGACTGAGTCAGCAGCACCAGCGTAATCCAGTGGCACAGCTTTCCCGCGTGCAGATGCTCGCTGCCTCATCTCTTTATCAATAGCGACGTCATTCAGTGCGGTTTGGTCTGCGCCCTGGAACGCTGCATTCAAGAAGTTCCAGCCCTTACGAACATTTGACTCCATCACGTCCCATCCTGCCGCCATTCGATTCAGCATTCCGTCCCAGATTTCAAGGACTGTGGCAGACAGGTACGTGAAAGTGTTCTGCATCATGGACGTCATGGGATCAACGTACGACATCAACGCCTCAACGCCACGCAGCCAGCCGGCGAGCAACCCCGCCCAGAGGACGTCCATCGCACCGGACAAGTCGCCGGCAGCAACGGATTCATAGATTCCGTTGAAGGTGGTCGTGGCAGTTGTGGCGAGGTCGCCGAGGACGGCGATGCCGTCAGATACGGCAGTTGAAAAGCCGCCAGCGATAGCACCGCCAGCCTCGGTCACGTAGCCAGCCAGACCAGAGAAGGCACCGGCGATCTGCGGGCCGAATTGTTTGACGGCGACGCCGACGCCTACAGCAGCAGCAGACAAGAGCAGCAGTGGTGCGAGCGGTGCGAGCCACGCAGCTGCCACCGCAGCGGCAGACGCCACAGAGCCAGCCACAGCCATAGCAGCGGCACCGAGATAGGTGCCGATGCCAGCCACGGCAGAGCCGACGAACGTAGCCACGCCACGAGCAGCCGTGCCAAGCCACGCCGCAGACATCGCAGCCGTCGATGCAATCGTCTTGCCCACAGCACCCGTGAGATTGGCGGCGTATTGTGCCATCCGTGCTGACGCACCAGTAGCCCACCAGACAAAAGACTTATACGTCAGCGTCAGGCCGCCGACGATGTCGCTGACAAAGCGAGCCATGCCGGAACCAGACACAGCGAACATTGCACTACGCAGAGCACTTGACGCCATCACGACGCCGTTGAGACCTCGAAGAGTAGCCGAGAAAAAGCCAGCGCCGGCAGCGATGCCGCGATTGAATCCCGTGAAGAACACCGGGAACATCGCTTGAGCGGATGCGGATGCTGCACCGCTCATCCGAACAAACCCGGCTGCACTTGATGCAGCGAATCCTGCCAGCGCCGTAGCGGATGACGTGGCAAATGCAGCCATCGCACTGCCAGCCGTGGCGGCAAACGATGTCACAGAACCAGACGCCGCCAACATTGACGAGCCAACGGTGTTTGCGAGCTTAAGCGTGGCAGGCATCGCCACTAGGGAAAAGCTCTTGGCGACGCCGCTGGCGCTGCCGATCAGCATTGTCAGTGGCGACACAGCCAGAGATGCTGCCTTGCCGAGAGTGCCGAACGACGTAGAGGCGAGAGTTATAGAGCGCCCAAGCACAGTCACGCCGCCGCCAACCACCACAAGTGCAGCACCGCCCTTGAGCACGGACACTACAAACGCCTGATTCTCGCTAATGAACTTCCCGACGTTGGCTGCAACGATGGCAAGCCCCTGAGCCAGCTGCGTCAGGATTGGTGCCACTGCTGAGCCGACTTGGATGAACGCCATCCTCATCGAAGACTTCACGGCGTCAATTGCGTCACCCAGCGAGTCAGCCTTCGCAGCCGTCTCGGAGTCCATAATCAGGCCGAGCCGCTTTGCTTCATCAGCAAATGCAGCCATGCCAGCAGACCCGCCCTCAAGCATCGGCAGGACCGCCGTGCCAGACTTGCCGAATAGTTTCATGGCAATCGCAGCCCTTGCACCAGGGTCTTCGATTGCCATCAGACCATCTGCAATCTTTCCCATCTGCTGATCGGCAGACAGCCCCTCTAGGTCGCCAGCAGACAGACCCACCATCGCAAGAGCTTCCGCAGCTTCCTTGCTGCCGCTGCCGGCGGCGAAGATTGCCTTCTGCATCTTCTTTACGGCAATCTCAACGCCACCCATGTCGGTGCCTGTCTGCTCGGCCGCAAACTGCAACACTGACAGCGACTCGGTCGCAACGCCCGTCCGCTTGCTCATGTCAAAGAGCGCACTGCCAACATTTGCGAACGCTGCCGCAGAGGCGAAGATCGGGCCGACGACGCCAGCCCCCAAAGCTGCCATCTTCGTGCCGGCAGACGTCATCGCCTTGCCGATTGACCCGATGTTCTTGTTGACACCCTTGAGGGCCGCAAAGAACTTTGTCGGATCGGCACCGATCTCGACAAACACGCCGCCGGCTTTGACTGCTGCGGAACTCATACGTGTTTCTGCCAGTCCTTGCCGAACAGCCTAGCCAGGTCTTCCGGCGTGGCTTGCCGTGGCTTGGGCTGCTTGGCGTATGGGTTGAGCTTTCGCGGGTCTACTCTCGCCGAGTGCTTGTCCCTGTTTATATTTGCTGCCTGCGCTAACAGGTTGGCGGTATGCCACCACTGATGCTCTAGGCGGCTGTCACGAGCGGCGAAGAGTTGTCTGACGGTCCACTCGCCTGGATGGACTCCGAGGATTCCTGCGGCTTCCCAGATGGCGTCCCAGACGCTCCGGCCAGACTCTCGACCGTCGCCTTCTCTAGTCCCGCCTCCGCTCGACCCAACATCTCGTTTGCGACCTCGTCCATTTTCTGAGCGAGCAACGAGATCATCTTGCGGAGGCGCTGCGGGAAAAAATCGACAAGTTCCTGCTCAAGCGCTTTCGTTGCAGCGTCCAGCGAATCGCCACGCAAACCGTCAAGGAAGTCTTCCCGCGACAGTCCCTTGGTCTCAACTTGCTTGGTCAGCAACGCATAGAGGATTTCGCCAATCTTAGCGTACTGGCTTCGCAGCACTTGGAAAGTCTGCGAGATGTTCGCAGCGTCCACCAAGTCAAACGGCACAGGCTTCCTCTCGCCTGTCTGCTCGTCCACGACGTCAACTGTGACGTTGTCGCGGACACGCAGGGCAGAAGCGACGGTCAACGCCACTTGCCATGGCCTGCCTTGGTCATCACGAAACTCACGCATGCCTGCTACCTCTTTAGACTCGTGTCGGTCATTTTTCCTTCCAGCGTGAACGTCGCCACTCCATCAATTGATTCCGTCTCGCTTATCCCTGTCAGCACTGCAAAAAATGAAAACCCACCAGCGCCGCCCCTAACTTCAAAAGTTCCGCCTGTGTGCATCTTGGTAAACGCCGAGCCCAGGTCGGTAGCGTCGTTGAACTCAACGTTCACCGTGCATTCGTACCCTGTGCTGTAGATTGCTGCGTAGCGGCTCCCGAACGGGTTGACGTCGATGGTGCGTGCTGACTCTGTTAGCGTCACGCTGCGAGCGCTTGCGATGGTTCCGTCATCAAGGCTGATGGTGCAGTCCTTACCAAGCGTGATCGCCATCAGGCCATCTCTTTCAATGTCACGCTAAACGTTATTGCCCCATCAACGCTGATGTTCTCCGTGATGCTTGTAACACTGAATCCTGACGCAGTGCCGTCAAGGCTCGCTTGCAGGCCGGTCGCGTCGTGGCACTCAATTTCCCACGTCTTCGTGACAAAACCAGCGCTGCTGATCTTTTTGCCACCTGAGTTGCTGCGATTTGTGATGTCAATCGTATCGCACTCTTCGGTGTATGTAGCCGAAATGATGTTTGTGCCGACTGGAGGAGTTTCGCCGCTTCTTCCAAGAGTGACAGCCATTTGTGATTGTTCCTATGCGTGAGTGTGATTAGGTGGCCTTGGCCGTAGCCTAGGCAGAGCGAGATCCAGAAACCGTGTATGTCACAATGCCATCAATCGGAGCGCTTTTGGAAACATTGGTACAGATGAACGTGGCGTTTCCTGTCGAAGTGCCAGAGATTGTGAACGACCCGCCTGCACTGACGCCTGGAGCATCAACGCACTCAAGCTCAATGGTCTGCTCAATCAGAGTCTTCTTGAACTTGCGCGAAGTGTCGCCAAGCTTGGTGACATCAACATCGCTTGCAGAGCTTGAAACCGTGCATGTTCTGACGTTGTTGACGCCACCAATCGTGACGTCCTTACCGAGAGCGACGCTGGCGGTGGTTGTGGTAGTAGGCATGGCTTGCCCTTGTGTGAGAGTGCCAGCGGTGCGGCTGGTTTGCTCACGGTATGGGCAGCAGGGCGGAAACTAGACCGGGTGTGCCGTGGCTAGATTCCGCCGCCGTAGCGAAGTGCGTTGCGCCACTGCTCTGGAATCTTGCCAGACGCCAAGGCGATCTTCGTGGCTCGCTCCATGTACTCTCTGCCACGCAGCTGCCGCGTGAACGAGAAGACGCCCATCTGCGGAACGCCGTTCCTGCCGCCTGCCATTGGCTGCGAGTTCGTCAGACGACCGTACACCTTGCGGCTGTACTTGGACTGACCCTTTCTGGCAAATGGCTGAAACCAGTATTTCGCCGTGCCGCCGTACGCCTGGAGCGAAGCCACCTTGTAGCCTCGGGTGTCACCAGGGCCAATAATCGCCGTTTTGCTGGTTGTGCTGTAGTCATACATGATGCTTTTCCAGAGGAAGCCGTCAGGGAATCGGCTCGTCTTCCAGCTGGTCACAATGTCGGACTTTGGCACCTTGTCGATCACGGCGTACAGCTCGTATCCCTGCCGCTCGCCTATCTTGTACCGTATGTCTGTCTTCGGCCTCGGTGTTCTGCGGCTAATGACGCTGCCTTTATTGCGAGCGACATTGAACACAACTCGCCCAGCCTTCTTGAGCGAACGCGCGTTCGCATCACCAAGCATCTTCTTGACCTTTGGCAAGTCCCACTTGAACTTCGTCCCTACACGAAATCGAAACGGTGCCGGGAAGAACGACGGGTCAATTGCAACGATGGACATGCCGGCCTCCTAAACAGTCGGCAGCACGTTGCTCTCAAACACCCGATACGTCGCCGTAATCACTGCCCGCCAGACGTTCCGCTCTGTCAGTGCGTCGTCGGGATTCAAGTCGATGGCGACCGTCTGCGGACTCGTCACGCCAGCCGGCCACGTCACTGTCTGCCCGAACGAATGAGCACGCACCTGGAGCATGACGCTGTCGGCGAGGTCAAGCATTCCGTCAACTTCAGCGTCCGTCGTGACGTGCCGACCAACGAATATCGTCACGGTGTAATCGACTTGCATAATCTGACGGCTAAGACGCGACACGTCTGCGTTGCCTGGAACAACAAACACTCGAGGAACGCTCATAGCGTCTACGTCGATGTTCGCCCAGTTCTTACGCTCAACAACGGTGGACGTGATGTCCCACGTCACGGACTGCAAACCAATTGCTAGGCTGTCGGCGATGCCTCGCAGGACGCTGCTCATCTCACCACCCCCTCAATTGCCGTCCCGATTTCCACAGCCAGACTCTGCGCTTCGCTGCTTTCCGCCCACCTCACAAGTCGCGTGAGAACAAACGGGCCTACCAGCGCAAGAGCTGCGTAGGCCAGGGCGACGGTGATGGTTTCGTTGTCAGTCACTGCAACGACTCCCACAGTGCGATATCTTCAGCGTAAATGCCCCGCACGCGGGCCTCCTGCTCTGCCGTTAGCATTGGCTTGTCGGCCTCGTTGGTCGCGTCCTCTTGCGGCAGCGGAGTCGGCAGTCCCAGCCACTCGGCGGCTTCGTTTAGCTGATCTTCAAAGCGGAAGTAGCGTGCAAACGTCCCTTTCGGAAGCCTGCCATAAGCAGGGGCGTCTAGATGCTCCTCAAGCGTCCGCCACGGCCGATGTGCGACCATTGATCTAAAACGCTCGACTGGGTTTCGGACAATAAGTCCAAAGCCCGACTCGCCGTTCCACGACTCAGGCGGAAGCGAGCCCGCCGGATGCTGCCCGTCTGGTACGACAGTGTTTGGATACCACGCCGTGATCGCAGCCGATGCCAGCGAGTGACTGCCGCTACGCGGCGTCAGCAATACCGCATTACCAGTAACAGGAGATCGCAAGACTTCGCCCATAACGAACCTATGTGAAATAGAGAACCACGGCGCCGGACCCGCCGGACCTGCTGCTTGTGCCGCCGCCGCCGCCGTATCCTGACGCTTTTGTTGTGTCAAACTTTCCTGATGCGCCCGAACCAAACGCCGCAGTCGCGCCGCAGTCCTCTACGGTTTTCCCACCAGCCAGACTAACTGCTGCCTTAAGTCCCGATACGTCAATCATTTGCCTGCGACCGCATGAGGCGACAGTGCCATTGCCTCCGACAGGGCCGCCGCGCTCACCATACTGCTGCCCCTCGCCGCCATTTGCGCCTCCGTCACCACCAGAGTAGGTGCCGTACCAAGTCGTTCCGGTGCCTGTTGTGCGACCACTCTGCCCGCTAATAGTCGCTCCGCCATAAGTCACCGTTGTGCTTGCCTGCCTCGCCACTCCTCCGGTTGTGCCAGCAGGCGCAACAGCGTAAGCAACAGACGATCCGCCTGTTACTGTCCACGTCTTGTATGCCGTCCCACCGCCACCGCCGCCATATCCATAGCCACCACCGCCCACGGCCCATGCCTTCATGCTCGTTGCGCCGGATGGCACCGTGTAGCTAGTTCCGCTCGTGAGCAGCACCGCCATCGGTGAAAACGACGCCGCAACCGGCCACACTTGTGACGTGCCAAGATAAACCTTTGACACGCTCGCGGAGCCGAGCTTGTACGCCGATGGTGTTGCTGTGCCGAGATTAATCGCCACTACTCACCCGTTGATGATGTAGAGAGTTGTGGATGACTTCGATCCGAGAGCGTCATACGACGACTGCGTCATTGATACGATGTTGGTGATCGCCGTCGCGCCAGTGATGCCGGTGGCAGATGACGCAGCCACGCCCGAAACGTCTGCCGCCGTGAGCGTCACAGCGCCAGTGCGACCGGCAACGCTACTGACAATGGCAGTTGGTGCCACCAGCTCCCAAGCGTTATTGCCAACGTAGACATACTGCCGCGAGTTCTGCGTCGATGTCTGGCCCACGCTGGGCGATGCTGGGAATGAGAATGGCATAAGTGAGTCCTTAGTAGTTCGCGCCAGTGAGTGTTTCGTTGTCGCTCACGAAACAGCCCATTTCGACGTGAGGTATGCACAAACGGAGTTCCTGTCTGTGCTAGATAGCGCCGAGTTGTAGACGACAATTTCAGCAACTTGTCCCGTGAGCCAGAACTGTTCCGACAACGCACCGATTGTGAAATCCGACTGCGACGATGCGACAGACGCGGAGCCTGACGTTGATGGAGCGGATGCGCTGACGCCTGCGGTGTTGTAAGCGGTTGCCCTCACACTGGCAGTTGCGCTCGTCATGTCGCCGGTCATCGTCAAAACACCAAAGGCATTTGCTGGAAAGAAATTGTCAGCGCTCGTCCAGCCTAAGATGCCGTCGCTGCTGTTCAGCACGCTGTGCCCGATCCTGCTTGAGCGGGGAATACTTGAGCGGTCGTCGTGGTAAATCGCCATTCCGGGGAGCCCAGAAAACGTACTGATCGTCGAGACAATTGGATTCAGGACATTGGGCGATGCAGCTAGGCCAGCACGCACGACGCAGAAAATCGTGTACGCGCTGGCGTGCAGGAAGTTAAGCGATGCCGCACTGCCAGAGACGGCAATTCGCTGATTGCTGCTCGCAGAAAACTCCAGCGCGGCGAGCCCGTTTTGCTGCGCCGTCTTTCGCAATGGCCTGTATCCAGAAGTTGACTGCGTGGCGTGGCGCGAGTTGCCAGACTTGTCTTCCCACCTAGCAACCGCGCCGTTGGCGGAGACGAGCGAGCCGCCGGTAGTGGCGTCGTACAGCGTTGATGCGTCGCTCGCGTCCAGCCAGAGTTGCAGGCCGGTGATGGCGGTTGGTGCAAATGGCACCCAGGTTGATACTGCCGCACGAACCCATGTGTTGGTTGCAGACGCGAGATAGAAATACGACCCGTCATAAGCTATCTGGCCGGCAGTTCCCGTTGCCGTTGCGGACGATGGAACGGATGACCATGAGATTGCGGCGCTGCTGCTGCCGCCGCCGCCAGAAGTTCCTGCTTCGACGTACACGCCTGACGAGTCCCAGAAATAAAGGCGTCGAGCATTAGTCGCGTGGTAGATGGTTCCTGCGCTGCCCGTCGCGGGAAAACCGGCCACTGTCGTCGCCTCAACGATGCTTGCGGAGCCGCCACCGCCACCGCCGCCAAGCGTCACGCTGACGATGTTGCCGGTGGTCGGGTTGCGCGTGAACAGCTTGTTGTCTTGGAAATTGAAAGCTATTTCGTTGGCAACCAAATCGCTGGTTGTGGGTACGGCGTTGGCTGTCCACGAACGCTTGGGGGTTATCTTGTTTGGAATGTTTCACCTCAAGAGACTGTGAGCGTTGCGGATTGGCTGTATACGGTCGTCGCACCAGTGGCCGACGCTGCGGCACGGTATCGAGTGCCAGAGTCAGCAGTCGTCAGACCAGTGAGCGAGAGCGTGGATGACGTGGCACCAGTGATGTCAGTCCACGTTGTGCCTGCGTCAAACGACCGCTGCCACTGGTAAGACACAGACGCACCGCTAGCAATCGATGCATACGCTGTGAAAGTTGCCGTGCCTTGCGATAGAGCCGACCTCGCCATCGTCGAAGTGCCCGCCACCAGCAGCGTTGTTCCATCACCGGCAGACGACAGCATCGCCGAAGAGGATGGAAGCGTGCCCTGCGACCAACTTGTCCCGTTGCTGCTGACAAGCACTACCGTTGAGGCACTTGAAGACGTGACAACAAAGAAAGAACCGCATCTTCGGACACGCGACCACGACCCAGACACTGGCAGCGACCGGGCCGTCCAGCTGATTCCATCGGCAGACGTGTAGACGGTGTTGCCAGATTCTGGAAGAAGCACAAAAACGCCGGAGCCATACGCAACGCTGACATATTGGCCCGATGCTGGAAGCGTCCGGTTGGACCAATTTATGCCGTCGCTTGATGTCATGTACGTGGTCAGCGTTGTCGTATACGTACTGCCTGAAAGCGTGTATCCGTTGAGAAGCGTTGAAACGAAGAGGCCGTTTCCAAACGCAATGTCTGTCACTGGGCCGCGGTATCCAAGGGCAGAGGAATACTGCCTCTCGGTCCACGACACACCGTCGCTTGACGTATGGAAATAAGACACGATTGGCGTGCCATTGCCAGCAGTCATTAATCCGTGATACCGCATGACTGCCACATACAAGCCATATCCAACGGCAACGCTAGTAAAGTCTGCGTAGATGGGGGCAGACGCAGTTGCCGATTGCCACACAGAACCATTTGTGCTGTAAGCAATGAGCGGCGAGTCATCTGCGCCGGTCGATCTGCCCTTGCCAACGACAACGTAGTTTCCAGACGACTTATAGGCCAGTTCGCGTGGCTCATGCCCGCCGGGAAGCGTAGCAGTAGTCCACGATGATAGATTTGTGGATGTGGCGATGTTTCCATTGGCGAGCGCAAACCATATTCCGTTCTGGTACGACACGCCTGTTAGCGTCACGTTTGCTGGCGCGTTTTGCGATGTCCAGCTAATCAGAGACACGCCAGACGTAGCACTCTGTGGCTGCGATCCGAACGTGAGGCCGTTGACAATCTGCCCGACGTAATCGCCACCGTCTACAGCGTCGTTCGCACCCAGCCCGCCCACGCTCGACAGCGTCAGCGTCGAGCCGTTCGCCGTCAGCGTGACGTTGCTGCCAGCCGCCAGCGTCAGTCCGCCCGTCAGGTTGTTCAGCGAGGTGACGTAGTTGTGTGCGTGGTTGGCGGCCGAGTAGCCAGACGACAGCCCAGAGACCAGCGTCGTGTTTGTGGGAAAGTTGGCAGGCGTGCCCGACAGGTTCGCGTAGGCGAAGGTAGTTTGCAGGTTGTGCGTATGGTCTGCCCTGGCCGCCAAGCTGCTGCTGCCAGCCGACGCCGTTCCGAGGTTCGCAGGCGTGCCGTCCGAGAGCGTGATCGATGTGCCGTTCGCCCCGTTGCTACCGCTGGTGCCTGGATCGCCACGCGGGATAGTGAGGTCTAGCGTCACGTTCGCGCCACTGTTCGTCGTCGTGGCCGTCACTGACGCAGACGAGCCTGCTGCACCCGTCACCACATTGCCGATGGCGAAACTCGGCGTGACGCCGTTGATGCCGTTGGCGCCTCGAGGAATGCCAAAAGCCAGCGTCAGATTGCTGCCGCTCACGTTGCTCGTCACAGTGGCGTTGCTGCCCGCGGTGAGAGTCGTGGTATTTCCAACGCTTACCAGCGTCGCCGGCCCAGCCGGGATGCCGAGGTCAATGCTCGCAGCGTAGGCCGTGCCGACGTTTTTTGCGTAGGCAGATGAGCCCGCAGCGAGAGTCTGCGTCGAGTTGATTGTCAGCGTGCCACTGACGACTGTCGCGTTGCCGGGCGAGATCGTGCCGAGAGCGACGTTGACCACGCCACCATTGCCGACAGTGGCGCTAACGGTCGAGCCGTTGGACACGGCGACGTTCGCTGCACCAGCGTTCGTGACGTTTACTGAGATGTCCATCACGGCGCCTTTGGTACGAAGTCACCGCTGACGATGGTGCGAGTGATGCCACCGGGAGCCACCCAGCGGACGAAATGCCGATACTTGATTGCAGGCGACAGCGTGGCGGTCTGTTCCTCAGTCACGCCCCATGCCAGCGTGCCAGCAGAAGCGTTCACGACAGTGATCGTAGGCGTGATTGCAGTCGCACCGACAGCGTTGATCGTGCCGCCGCCACCACCGAAAAAGCCGTTGGTGCTGACGACGTAGACGCCTGCCGTGAACGAATAGCCCGTCACGCTGGTGCCGAGTCCGAGCGTGAAGTTGAGCTCGTCGCCAACCACGAACGTGACCGTTAAATCGCCCGGCAGCTGTTCAAAAGTCGGCATTTCGTGGTTTCCTCTTGGCTGGCATTGTCACGCCTGCTGCTGATTTTCAGACCGGCTAAGTCAGTACGCGCCGCCGTCAATCGTCGCGTCGTCAAGGACGCCAGCAGGACCGGTCGCACCTTGTGGTCCCTGCGGACCAGTAGCACCAGTCAGTCCCTGTGGTCCTTGAGGGCCAGCCGCGCCGGTCGGTCCTTGCGGGCCTGTCAGCCCCGTGTCGCCCTTTGCCCCTGTTGATCCAGCAGGACCAGTAGCACCTGTTGCTCCTGCAACTCCTTGCGGTCCTTGCGGACCAACGGCGCCAGCAACGCCTGCCGGTCCCTGCGGACCTGTGTCGCCTTGCGGTCCTGCTGGCCCTTGAGCACCAGCAGCACCAGGCACGCCCTGCGGGCCGGTCGCACCGGCATCGCCTTTCGCCCCTGCTGCGCCGGTGTCTCCCTTTACGCCTGCTGGGCCTTGCGGTCCCTGCGGACCTGTAGAGCCAGTAGCACCAGCCACGCCCGGTGCCCCTTGCGGCCCAGTCAATCCAATGTCGCCTTTCGTACCGGCAGCACCCGTTGCCCCAGTTGGACCAGCTGGCCCTTGCACGCCAGCAACGCCCTGCGGGCCTTGCGGTCCTGTCGCACCAGTGGCTCCCGTGTCGCCTCGCGCACCGGCTACACCCGCCGGTCCTTGAGGACCAGCCGCGCCAGCCACACCCTGCGGTCCCTGCGGACCAGCAAGGCTAATCTCAGACCACGCTGCAAGATCGACAGCAAGCTTCCAGAACTTGCCGTCACTCAGCGTCAGCACCAGCATCCCGGCTTCACGCCGCAGCTGCGGGATCGCGTCTCTCTCTGCGACGTCGGCAACGCTTCGGTAGCCACCCTTGCCGTAGCGTGCCTCGTGCGAGGCGTGAGCGTCAGTCGTGTCAAACGGCACGACCGGCGCGAGTACGTTTGTGCCTCGAATCTGCGTCATGTGACCACCAGATTGACGGTTCCCGTGATCGGATACGTCGAGCGATGGATGCCGTAGGACAACGCCGTCTGCCCAGCGAACGTGATCGTCCGCTGCGTCGTCTCCCATGCGGACGACGTCAATCCGCTGACAGAAAACGTCGGTACGCCAAAACTCGTCGGCAGAACGACGTAGATATACGCAGTCTGTGCTGTGATCGTCCTCGACTGTGCCCGAGTGCCTGCGAGGTCATTAGCGAGGCTTGCGACGATCTGGGCGTCAGTGATGGTCGTGGCAGCAAACGAGCCCCAGAAGCGACGCCTGAGCGTCGAAGCGACCTGTGCTGCCTCGGCAGTGGCAATCGTGTGAACTCGCACCGTCTGACGGAATGCGTCGCCGTAGTGAAACACTGGGACGCCACGCGGGCTCGTCACCTCGTATGTGATGTCCACGCCGTTGATCGTGTCAATGATTTTGTCATGCCGCAGCGGCTCGCCAAAGGGCAGCGTGCCAGCCTTGATAACGAAGTCACGGCTTTCCCACTGCTCAATCACGCCGCTGGTGCCCTGCGACTCAAAGCGACTTGTGCCGATTGTGGCGCTGACAGTGCCGTAGTCCGCACCTCGAGCGTAGCGGACAGACCGCGACGCACTCGCCGACAACTGGCCTGCGAGCCAAGACGCACCGCTGGCGAGTAGGTCGGACATAGGCACCTCGAACTACAAGACCGCCGGCCAGGCGGAAAGGATGAAACGCGCTGGCCGGCGGCTTGCAATGGGACGGGACAGGATCAGCCCTGGTTGAGCAACACCTTGACGGTCGTGTCGCCGCTCGCTTGAGCGTACGCAGCCTTGCCAGCCCGCTTGTTGCTGCCGGCAGTCGTGGTGATGTTGCTGTTGGTGGAATCCCAGTAAACGATCACGCCCTGCGAGATCGCACCGGAAGCCTTCGGCAGCGTGAACACGCCCTCAATTGCCACGGCACCGAGTGCGTTGGCAGCGATAGCCCGAGGAGCAACGGTCACGAGATCGCCAAGCACGACAACGTCGCCAGCCGCAACTGCGGAAGACGGCGTGTAGTCCAACAGGCAGTCGCCCTGAACATAATCAGCCATGAGATCACCTACTTTCCTTGGTATGGGTTTGGTTGGGAATCATGCCGCCGGGCGGGCTTGGGCTCCCGCCCGGCGGTCACGGTTTGTCTTCAGATCACGACACGTCGGCCTTGATGCCGGCGAGGTACTCGGCCTTGGCAACGCCAACGTCGAAGTAGCCACGCATCTGCACGCCGAGCGTCGAGAAGTCGGCTTCCGCCGTCTCAACGATGGGCGACTGAACGCCGTTCAAGAACGCCACTTCCATCACCGGCAGATCAGCCGGCGAGGCGAGGAGGTAGTAGTCCTCGGCGCTGGACAGGTAGCTGGTCGAAACGACCTGATACCGCCCGGCAAGCACGTTCACGTTAGGAGCCGCAGTCGTGTTGCCACTGATCAGGAGCGAGGAGCCCATGATCTCGGCAGCAGCCAACTCGATGTCAGCCGGAACGAGCAGAACCCGAGGCTCAACAGCAACCGGGTTGCCGTCCGGGTCTTTCAGCTTGCGGAACATCGTGGCGATAGCCTTGAGGTTCGCGAGCGAGAGAGCACCGGCAGTCGTCTTCTTGTTGCCACGAGCCGTGGTGAAGAAGCTGGAGTCGTCCTGGAACGCCGCCCAGAACAGATCGTTCAGAGCGAGAGCACCACCACGACCGATCCGCTGCGGGGCAGCGGTCAGGGCACCGAGGTCATCGTTGATGAGGTCAGTGCGAGTGACGCTCGTCATGATGCCGTAGGTCTCTGCCGAGATCGTCCGGCTCTCATCGCTGAGACCGGCGTTCTTGATCTCGCCGCCGTTGGGAACCTTCTGGAACTTCATGCCGCCGTTGAGCCGGTAGCTCGTCACGGTCTTGAAGTCGTTGACGCTGCGAACAGACGAGATTGACCGCCACGAGGACTCAACGCCGTTGAAGCCGGCGAGGAGGAACTTGTTGACGGTGCTCGACAGGATGCCGCTGATGCTGTGGGTCGCCCACGCCGCAGCGAGGATCGGACGCAGCGTCGCAGCAGACACCCGGCGAGGCCCTGTGTAGCCACCTTCCTCGGCAGCCGAGAGGAGCACTTCGCCAAGGCTGGTCGTCCGCTGAATCTTTGCAGCGGCCTCGAGGGTCTTGGCGTCGTACTGCTTCTCGACGTTCGGCAGGTTGCCCTGGAGGGCGAACGCTGCCTCGATGACTTCGGGCGTGCGAGCGGTCGGCTGTGCCATGTGGACGGCAGGAGCCGAGGGACGCTCGTCGCGGGTCGCGATCAGCTTTTCCATCTGTTCGACTTTCTTGGTGAGAGAAGCAATCACTTCGGCGTGATCGACTTCGGGCTTGGCTTCCACGGCGACACTCGCCGTGGCTTCCACCGCAGCCACAACGGGCTCTTCGGTGGGCGTCTGGGTGGCGTGGTCCGCCATAGAAAACTCCTCGTCGGCTTCAGCCGCGATGGCGACGCTGGTCTGCGAATCAGCGCCAAGGGTTACAAACGAAACCTCTCGCAGAGCAGAGGCTTTGACGATACGAACCGGCCCAACATGGGCGGCTCCGTTGACTTGAGTGACGCCTTCAGCGTCGATCTTTTGGTGCCGACGCACGTCAGCGCCGACACTTGCTTGGAACTGGTAGCCAGCGGCAGCGAGTGCAGCGACTTGCTCGGCGTTGGGATTCTGGGCGAGAATCTCGCCCTCAACGATCAACTGCCCAGCCTCGAAGAACGGGCGACCCTGCCCGAGGATGCTGCCGAGCGTGTAGTCATGCCCGAGCACAACCGGCACAGTCGCCGGCAGCTGCATGCCAGCCATGTCAATCACGACCGGCTCACGGCTCCAGCCCTGACGAATCTGAGCGCCGGTATAAGCGACGATGCGGAACTTCTTGCCATCCGGTGCCGATTCGCCTTCGGCGGCTTGCAGGAACTCGACGCCAGAATCAAGCTTGATTGCGTTCATGCGTTGTTATCCGGGTTGCCGTTCTCGTCCATAGTTCCGCCGTAGTTCACTTCAGGCGTAAAATCGACAAACAAGCCAAGCTCATCCATCAGCGCCACCTCGGCGGCACGCTGCCTCAACTCGACATCCCATTGCTTGCCCTGCTTGGCGTACTCTGCCGCCAGCGTGGTCGTGTGATTTCTGAGCCTTGTCTCGGCAGCGTTGGCTTCCTTGGCAGGGTCAACGTGCTCTTTGCCGTCCCACTGCCAAGACCAATCCCACTCGGAGAAAGGCGGGACTCCTTGCGGCACGTAGCCAGCGAGCGTGGCTTCATTGACCCACGCCTCAAGCAGACGGTCGAGCATCTTGCGCTCAAGATCGTCACGCATGATCTTCTGCGTTGTCGAATAGACCTGATGGTCCATGCGACCGGATGCGTAGTTGTATGACGACGAGTCCAGCGCAGACACGTTGAATGGAAGCCCGAGACAACGCCCAATTTCTTGGATGAGTTCTCGCTTGAACATCGCGTAAGTCGATGTCGGCTGCTCTGCCTTCAACTGCTCAAACGTCCAACCGTCTGGCAGCGTGACCATCGTCCGCTTCTCAATCGCCATCTCGGCGAATGCCTCGACTTCGTCCACCTCTGCGGCTGGCGAGTTCGTGCGAAGGAAGCCAGCGAAGTCGGCGGCAGTCTCGGCAGCAGCACATACCGCTTCGGTGTATCGCCGCAGTTGCGCGAAGAGCTTGAGCGCCGGCGTCACCTCGGGCATGCCACGGTGCTGACCAGGCCGCAGCGGTCGGAACCAATGCACCATCTGCGCTGCTGGTACGCGCTGGTACTCAAGAGCGTTGATGCGGAAGTTTGCGCCTGGGTGGTAGTTCAGCACCCGATATGCAACGACGTTGCCGACAGCGTCAAACTCCAGCCCGTCAACCGTTGACCCATCAGGCGAAACGCTGGGGCTCACTGGATTGACCGGCTCGCTTACCATCTCGGCTTCAACGAGCCGAATGTCAAGCTGCACGCCCGGCATCCGTGGATTGGTAATCATCATGGCGAACGCCTCGCCGTCCACGACCAGAGCCTCACGCATCGTCCGCAGCTTCGACGCAAGGTCGATCTGCCACGACCAGTCAAAGAAGGCACGCTCAACCATCCGAGCGCTATCGTCGTCGCCGAATTGCAGCTGGAGCCGTGGGCCTGTGCCGACCAAATCATTGGCGAGCGTGGCCGACATGCCAGCGAGGTATGAGTTGTTCTGTCTCTCGTAGCGAGCCCGATTCCGCATTGTCCGTCGCTTCTCTGGCGACAGTGCGGTATCAGCTGCGAATGCGTCAGCGGCTGACCAGTGGCGGTAATCGTCGCCACGCTCGGCGGCGTCAAACTTCGCACGGACACGCACTGGCACCGCCGCAGGCTGCGGCCTGTTCCCACGCGAAAACAGGTTGCCAAGCATGCCCACGTTAGATCGTCCCCGGCGGAATAAGCTTGTTGAACCGCAGACCACGCCGCGTGTTGCTGCCGGTGCTCGCAGCCTTTGCGGCGAGGTACTTGTCCGCCTCAATCATTGAGGCGACGTCCTGCGACTCGACCTCGCCTGCGTCCGTGCGGACACGCTTCGGGCCGGATGCCACTTCGCCAATCTTGTCGCGCAGTTCGTCGCTCATAGAGCGTGACGCTACGGCAGAAAGCGGCTAAGTCAGACCGGGTATGCCGTCAGACTTTGACCCAATCCGCACCTGACCGCTCGTACTCAACAACATTGAGAACGCCAAGCTTTCTGGCAATCGCCGCAGTGGCAGGAGCGAACACCGCCAGCGACTTGTTGCGGTCAATCGTCCCGTGAATGACCAGAGACGCAGACAGTGCCAATGCGACGCACGAGACCCGGTGCCGAGGATCGACAAACATTTCCAGCGTCGTCGTATCTCGCCAGATGTGCGAGCAGGCCCAGCCGACAAGAGCACCGTCGATGTGGCAGACGGCAATCGGCGTGCAGCTGGACGACTCGCCCTCAAGAACGCCAGAGACTTCCCGGTTGAACTCGCTGTCAGGCTTCGTCAGCCGCGAGCGGATGGCGAACAAGTCACGAGGCTCAAGTCCATCGACGCTGACGACGTTGATCATTTCCCGAGCCTCTTCAGCTGGATGACTTTCCTGCCACTCTCGTTGCTCGGGATTGTTACCTTCTTCCGCTGCCGTCCTCCCGCCTCTGTCGCCGTTGGATGCACACCCGCGATCGACGCCGCCACCGCAGAGCCAACCAAGCAGTCCCACCAGTGATTCTCTCGCCGGCTGTCCAGCTTCCATTCGTCTACGACCCTGCCCCTCGCCTCAGTCCTAACCGGGAACTCGCTTGTAAGGTGCTCGCAGAGCATGTCGTGCTCGCCAGCGTGAAGCGTGATTGCCTCGGGATCGCCAAGCGTCAGCCGTAACCGAGCCGCGCTGAATGTCTTCCAGTAGTTTGTGTCATACGTGCCATAGCGCTGGTTGGTGGCAGTCTGCCGAATGACCCAGTTCAGCCCTAACTTTTCGCCGCGCCCCTTCTTCTCTGTGAGCGAGCCGCCCGAGGCACCGATGCCTTTGCCACGAGTCGGCAGCAGACTTGCGGCAAACACAGACCGCCGGCAGAACGTCCGCACGACCTCGGTGGACTGTTGCCAGTTCTCGTCGATGCACACCTGACGGACACGCATCGGCACGGAGTCTTCACGCAGCCATTCCTTGCCAAGCAGGATTTGCGACAATTGTTCAAGGCCAGACGACAACGCACCTTCAAACGCCGCGCCCTTGGCTGCGATGGCAAGAGTCTTCTTGGCGTTCTTGGCTTCAAAGAACGTGCTTGTCTGGTCTGGGTATGTGCCGTAGGCCACGATGTGACCGCCGAAGGACTCGCCCCACGAACAGACAAGCCAGTACAGAAGATTCTGCTGAACGTCGATGAACGCCGTGAGTGTCTGGTGCGACAGCGGCACGACGCCACGCGGCAGCGTCAACGCCCTGGCGGCGAGCGACCGCTTGTCTAGCTTGTCGCTGGCGATGTCATCCGCCAGCGGTGCGTTCTGGTATTCAGCCATGAACGCTGACTCACCACGGTCAATCCGCAGATTCCATGCGTGCTGTATCGCCGTGAGTTCGTCGTCGTGTTTCCGCTCGGGCCACGCAACTCGAGAGCCGGCATCCATCGTCGCCTGCTGGCTGGCATAGAACGCATCAGCAGCTGCGGTGCCTTCACCGCTACGCTGGCCCTCTCGCCGCATCTCGGCATACTGTCCCCACAACTCATCCGCGGTCGGCCACTCGTAGACAAGCTTGGTGCGTTCGCCCTGCCACGATGGATGACGCATCCTGTCGAGCAGCCGGTCAGCCAGGTCGTCAGGACGGATGACCGTGATCGTCGCCAAGCCGGCGATCTTCTTGCCGGGACCGGATAGCCCGAGGATGGCACCGGCGAGGATGCGCTCACGGGTTGCCACCTGAGAAGGCGACGCACTGCTCTCATCCGTTTGCGGGTCATCTATGAGGCACAGGTCAGGACGTATCGTCTTTCCGTCCGGTCGAGTGTGACTGACGCCACGGATACGCCCAGTGATGCCAGCGACTCGCACAGCGGCACCAGCAGACGCAGCATTGCCGATCCACGGCATTGTCACCTTGTCCGCCGTCCATCCCATGTGCGTAGGCTCGCTTTCGCACGTCTGACCACGCACCCGAGCCGTGATGCCCTCCAACGCACGTACCGGATAGCACGCCGCCGGGAAGTCCTCGGCAAGAAGGTCGTTCTGCTCTAGGTGACTCTTCAGCGTGTCGAGCATCTGGCACGCTATCGCTTGGTCGGAGCCGACCAGCATCACGAACGAGCGGTGCCCGTACAGGCAAGCCCAGAGGCACGCCCAGATCGACAGCGTTGACTTGCCAGAGCCACGAGGCATGGCGAAAGCGAACAACTCGCCACGCAGCACCGCAGCCTCGATCTTGGCGATAGCCGTCAGATGGTCAGCAGACCACGCCAGAGGGAACGACTCAGCGCCG